ACAAAAAAATCCAGAACAATTTACTATGACTATGGCACATGAATTAGGCCATCTTATAGACTATTTACCAGATGCTAGTTTAAAAAGAGGTAACATATTAGGTTCTATTGCATCTCTTAAAGGTTATATGAACAAATGGATAGCTGGTAAGAATGATGGTGCAAAACCATTAGATCCAAAAGAAATAGCAAAGATGAAATTAGAAGCAGAAAAGATTGCTAAACGTAACGAAAAGAACACAAACAAAGAAATACAAGAAGATTTAAAAGTAACACCAGAAACTATATTGCAAATATTTAAAGATCCAAATGCAAGAGAAAAAATAGATCCTGCATTCTATAATGCATTTATTAAATTAGATGGCGCATTAAAAAAAGAAGTTGTTAAAGATGCTATGAAAGGTCTTATGAACCATCATATGAAAGCTATAGCAGATCAAATCAATGGTAGAAAAGTAGATCCTAAATTATCAGAAGAAGCTAATAGAGTATTTAAAGAAATGTTTGAAAAAGAACTAAAAGATAGAGGATTAGTAAATGTTGAAATGATTACAAAAGAACTTAAAAATGTATCGGCTAAATGGAAACCTTTTGATAGGGCCGCAAGTGTTAAATATACAAAATATAGAGATGGGCCTAGAGAACTTATGGCAGATTTTATGATGGCATGGTTACTAAAGCCAAATTGGGTAAAAAAAGAAGCACCTAAAACATATGAAATGTGGCATTACTATATGGATGCAAAACCAGAAGTAGCTAAAATATGGGAAAGAATACAAGATGATTTAGTTGCTGGTTCTAATGTAAGAAATGCAAATGTTTATACTAGCATTCTAGATATGTTTAGAAACACAGAAGCTAAAATGCGTGAAAGAATAGAAAAAGATTATTCACCTAGTAGATATGATGCAATATCTTATGAAATGATAGATCATATGACTTTTATAACTAGAAGATTAGGTGGTGTTAGTGGTGAAAATAGAGCAGGATATAGTTTACATACAAAAGATTTACAATATTATTTAGAAAATTATAGATACAGACACGCTTTATTAAAACAATACAAAGACGCTTTAGAAAAAGATGTTATAAAACCTGCAAAAGACATGGGTTACACACACCATGATATTGGTGTTACATTGTTGTTACGTAATTTAGCAGAAAGTAATCAAAGAAAAGATACAGTAACAGCGTTAGGTTTACGTAAATTTGATCCAGCATTAGCAGAAAAATTAGGTACTAGAAGTGCAGAACAATTATTTAAAGATTGGGCAACAATGCATCCAGATCTTGTTAAACTTACTGATAATTTTTATGAAGTAAGAAATAGAATGGTAATACCAGTATTAAAAGAAAGCAAAGTTTATGATGCAGAACTAATGAGTAAAATAGAAAATAATAGAGAATACATAACTTATAATGTGAAAGATTATATTTTAAATAGAATGGAAAAATTTGGTCAAAACAATGTTGTTACATCTGCTATTAAAGGTACTAGAGGTTCATTAAAAGATATACAAAATCCATTACTTGCTACAATGGAAAAAGATATGATCTTAATGACAGAAGCAAAAAGACATAAATTAATGGCCCTTACAGTAAAATGGTTAAAAGATAATAAATCTTGGTTAGAACAATATGATTTTACAGTAAGAGGTAAAGCAAAAAAAAGAGATATATCAAAAGTTGGTAAAGAAAGAATAATAGAAAAACCTAAATATGTAGGCCCTAATAGATTATCTACACCAGAAAAAGGATTATCACCTTTTCATTATATGCAAGAAGGTAAATTAAAAACATATTATGTAAATAATTTTATAGCTAAAGGTTTTAGTGCAAATCCATTAACACAATGGTATTCATTAAGACTTGTAAGTGCGGCGGCTGATGTATTTAGAAAAGCATTTACAGAATATAATCCTGCATTCTGGCCTATTAACTTGGCTAGAGATCTGAATAGAGCAATAAAAATGTTACCTAATGCTAGATATTTTGATTTAATAAAAGGTGGTAAAGATAGTTACATTAAATATTTATTTAAAGCTATAAAACCTGCATACAAATCTATTTTTAGAGATGGTACAGAATTAACAAGATGGATGGAAAAAGAAGGTTTTTTAATATCTATGGTAGAAGGATATAGAGGACAAGCAGGAAGTAAAGCATTACGTAAAGGTATAGACAATGATACGTTTATGTTGGAAAAATTATTAGACAAAGAAGTAAAAAAACACGGTCATTTAGGTAATCTATACGATAAAACATTTGGTGAACTTTTTAATAAGTTAGGTAACTTTGCACGTATGTTTGAAAGAACACCTAAAATAGCTGGTACTATGTTTTTAAAAGATCAAATAGCACGTGGTAAAATAAAAATGACAGATAAAGATATGATGATATTTATACAAACATATGTAGGATCACCTAACTTTTTACGTCAAGGTGGTTTCCATGCTATTACAAACAATTTAATATTATACTCAAATGCATTTAAAGAAGGTTGGCGTGGTGATTATGCTAGATTTAAAGAAGCACCAGCAAGTGTAGGAAGTAAATTTATTGCATATAATGTTATGCCTAAAGTTTTACAAAAAGGTATAGAGTTAGGTTTATTTGGTACTGCATTAGGTATGGCCGCTAAATACGGTATAGATGAATGGGATAGAACAAATTATATACCAGTAATTTTAGGACAAACAAAAGACGGTAGAGTTGTATATTTTAGAATACCACAAGATGAAAGTAGTAGAATTATAAATGGTGTAATGTATAAAATTATGGAAACAGCTACAGGTGAAGATGATACTATATTAAATACACCTTTAGATCTTATGGGTTACGTAGGATCATCTGGTGTACCTTCACCAAATCCTATTATAAATTTATTAGGTGATTTAGTTGGTTGGATGAATGGTACTACACCTTGGGATGATTGGCGTGGTACAACAGCAATAGATAAAGATTTAGATAAAAGTACGTTATTTAAGAAACAAGTAGAAATAGTAAAATGGTTTTTTAACACATATTCTGGACAAGGATTTTATAAATTTAGATCAGATGATTTAGGTGAGATACAAGGTGAGTTAGAAAATGTACTAGAATTACCAATAATAGGTAGACCAATATCAAGGTTTTTAAAAATAGGTAATGATCCGTTAGTTGGATATATGAGAGATGGGCCAGATGGTATTGAAGAATATGACAAACAACAAGCAAATCAAAAGGTTTTATTAAAAATGGCTATAAAAAACATGGTCAATAAACCACAAGATTTAGATGAAAAACAATTACAAATGTTAAGTGAGGATTTGTCTTGGTTAGATAATAAGCTAGTATTAGACCAATTAGGTAGACGAGCAGGTGTAAATGAGAGTATACTTGATATAATTACAGAAAAAGATAATACTAGAAAATTCTTAATGATAAGAAAATTAGTGATGGGATTAAAAGAATTACAAGAAGAATATCCTATAGAAAAAAAGAAAGAATAGTGGTAAAATAAACTATGACCATATCTACAACTATTACTAAAAACAGTTATTCTGGTAACGGAAGTACATCTGTTTTTCAATATACATTTAAAATTGCTTTAGATAGCGAAATACAAGTTATTATTAGAGCATCTAATGGTACAGAAACAGTAAAAACAATTACAACACATTATACTGTTAGTGGTGCTGGTAATGCTAGTGGTGGCAATGTTACCTTTACGGCTGGTAATATACCTGCATCTGGTGAAACTGTTATTATACGTAGAAATACTGGTCAAACACAAACTTTAGATTTAGTAGAAAATGATCCTTTTAGTGCAGAAACAGTAGAAGGTGCATTTGATAAATCAATATCTTTAGTACAAGAATTACAAGAACAATTAGATAGATCTATTAAAGTATCTAGATCAACAACATTAAATACACCAGAAATAACAAATGATGCATCTGCAAGAGCAGGTAAATTACTTGGTTTTGATGCTACTGGAAATAGTTTAGATGCTACTATTGATGGTACAGGTATTGCAACTAGCGCAACTAATGCGGCTAACAGCGCAACTGCGGCGGCTTCTAGTGCAACGGCGGCGGCATCAAGTGCTACATCAGCAGAAAATGCAAAGAATGCGGCAGAAGCGGCTTTAGATACATTTGATGATGATTTTTTAGGTAGTAAATCTAGTAACCCAACATTAGATAATGACGGTAATGCATTAGCAGACGGTGCATTGTATTTTGATACAACTAATAATGTTATGAAGGTCTATGATCTTGGTAATACAGTATGGAAACAACTTACACCAACATCTTCTCAACAAACAAACATAGATGCGGCTGTATCTAATGCAACAAATATAAATGCAGTAGGCGGTAATATATCTAATGTTAATACGGTTGCTGGTAATAATACAAACATAAATACAGTTGCAGGTAATAATTCTAATATTAACACGGTAGCTGGTATATCAAGCAATGTAACAACTGTTGCTGGTGCTGTATCCGCAATTAATACAGCTAATTCTAATTCTAGTAATATTAATACAGTTGCAGGTGCAATTACCAACGTCAATAATGTTGGTGGATCTATTTCAAATGTTAATACTGTTGCATCTAATCTATCATCAGTAAATAATTTTGGTGAAGTATATAGAATTGCATCATCAGCACCATCATCAAGTCTAAATGCAGGTGATTTATATTTTGATACTACAGCAGACGAATTAAAAGTTTATAAATCTGGTGGATGGGCGGCGGCAGGTTCTACTGTAAATGGTACATCAAATAGATTTACTTACAATATAACAGGAACACCAACAACTTTAACGGGTGCATCTGGAACAGGATATTCAGAAGCGTCAAGTAAAACACTTGCATATGATGCGGGATTTGTTGACGTTTATTTGAATGGAGTTAAGCAGGTAAATGGAACAGACGTTACTGTAACTTCTGGTTCATCTGTAGTATTTGCATCTGCTTTAGCGGCAAATGATGTAGTAGATGTAGTAGCATTTGGTACGTTTCAATTAGCTAATATATCTATTAATTCTTTAACTGATACACCTGCATCACTTGGATCAGCAGGTCAAGCGCTTGTTGTAAATAATGCTGGAAATTCTTTAGTATATTCTAATGCTAGTACACCAGAAGTATATGGATTTGAGATGTATTATAATGCATCTACTTTAACTAAAACTGTTACAGTAGCAGGTGGTAAATTTGTTATAGATGGAGTATCACAAGATACTTTAGATTTATACGAAGGTAATACTTATAAATTTGATTTATCTGATAGTTCTACTTCTGGACACCCATTTAGATTTGCTACGGCGGCAGATGCGGCTGGATCAACAGAATATACTACAGGGGTTACAACAAGTGGTACACAAGGCCAAGCTGGTGCATATGTACAAATAGTGGTAGCATCTAATGCGCCAACACTATATTACTATTGTAGTAGTCATAGTGGTATGA